GGGGGGGTGTAGACAGTGGAGAGTGAGAAGAAAATCTGTCCGTTATCAATGAGTTGCCCCGAAGATATTCCCCTCTGTCCCTGCCAGAAACAGCGCTGTGCATGGTGGGACGAAGACTCTCAGGACTGCGCCGCTGTGGTGCTGGCGAGAGCGATGAAGAAAAGGAAGTGAACTCATGCTTTACAATTTCAACGGAACCCTTCTCAATGTCGCAGACATTGTGGCTGTCTCAACCAGTAAAGGCCAACGAGCGGAATACCCCTTTGTTCTCACGGTTGCCATGAGAAACGGTCAGCAGTTTGCGGTCAGCTACCACAACGAAATCGACCGCATACGGGAAGTCAATGAGATCGCACGAGCCTTTGACCGCTCTGTGGTCAACCCCGTTACCCGCTACGAGGTTGAGTCCATCGTAGAGAAGTACATTAAGAAAGTCAGAGCCGACCTTCAACCCCTGAAAAAGTTCGCAAAGGAGAGTGCTGAAAATGGCTGATGAAATCACAACCGTCCCCGAAGAACAGGCTCTTTTCCAGCTCTCCAACGGTCGCTACATCATGGACGAAGCTCAGTCCCGTGTGATGTTTCAGATTAAGGAAGCACAGCCGGAGCATAGCCACCCGATCAGCGGCACGGGATATTCGTGGGACGAGTCTGGCATGGCGGAGCTGTTCTCCGAGTGCTACAAAAATGATACCCGCTACTGCCCCGAAGCGAAAAGCTGGTTCACCTACTCCGAGGGTGCATGGCGTAAGGACACGGGTTCTCTGCTGGTAGCGGAGAAGATCAAGGAGTTCTGCCGCCTGATGGCTCTCTACTGCGGTGAGATTGCCAACGAAGAACGGCGTTCTGAGTACATGAAGTTCATCGTGAAGATGGGCGACCGGCGCTTCCGTGACCGGCTGATGAAGGACGCTGCCAGTGTGCTTCCTATCGCTTCGGCGGAGTTTGACGCAAACCCGTACCTTATCAACTGCAAGAACGGAACTTTCGACCTCGAAAAGATGGAGTTCCGGGAGCATGATTGGAAAGACTTCCTGACCATGCAGACCAACTTCAACTACACCTTGCAGGACGCACGGTGTCGCCGCTGGGAGAAGTTCGTTGCAGAGGTCACTTGTAATGACGAAGACAAGGCTGACTATCTTCAAAAGGCGCTGGGGTACTCCATGCTGGGTATGGCGAACGAGGAATGTATGTTCATTCTTCACGGCAAGACCACCCGCAACGGCAAGTCCACCATGCTCTCGGCAATTCACCACCTTCTCGGTGACTATGCTTCCGTGTCTCCCGTGTCTATCATCTGCAAGGCAGAGCGGTCGAAAAACGCCGAAGCAGCGAACCCCATGCTGGCTTCCCTGAAAGGTAAGCGATTTGTCACGATGGCAGAAAGCAATCAGTATGGCAAGCTGGACGAGGAAACAATCAAACAGCTCACGGGCGGCGAGGAAATCAAGGCTCGGAACCTCTATGAGACTGCTACAACCTTCCTGCCGCAGTTCACCCTTTGGCTCTCCTGCAACGATCTTCCCACCGTCAGCGATAAATCTCTGTTCGCTTCCGACCGTGTGCGGGTTATTGAGTTCAATCGCCATTTCACCGAAGCGGAACAGGACAAGAACCTGAAAAATGAGTTTCAGACGCAGGAAGCTATGCAGGGCATTTTCGCTTGGCTGGTCGCCGGGTACTTCAAGTACAAGCGGTTCGGCCTGAAAATGTCCCCCGCCATGCGGAAGGTGGTCAACCAGTACGAGCGTGACAACGATCTGTGCTTGCAATTCCTCGAAGAACGCTGTGAGCAGGCCGAGGGAGTCAACACCCGCTCAAAGTCTCTGTTTGACGCTTACAAGATTTGGTGCAAGTCCAACGGGTACTTTGCCTGTTCCGCCAAGCGGTTCAACGCTGACATGGAAACGCACCCTGAGTGGCACGGCGGCAAGGTTGTGTATCAGGGCTACCCCGTCTACAAGAACCTCAGACTGAAAGGAGCGTCCTAATGAACCGTTCATGCAATTCTATCCTCTGCCGCTTCGGTATCCACACAGCAGACCCGTATGTTCATATTCAGGTCAAGTGCCGTAATGGTTCTCACCGCTGGCAGAGCAATTATGAAGTCTGTAAGCGGTGCGGCAAGCGGCTAAGAAAAATCCGCATTGTAAAGGAGCGTCCGTGATGAAAATTACTCTTGATATTCCCGATGGCATTATTGCAGGGTTCTTCAATGGTGTAGAGGTCACGGCTCACGGTATGCAGTTGGTGTCCTATCAACTCAGCACTGACGATCTGAAAGATGGTAACACCGTAAAACTCCCTCGTGAACAGGAGGTGACGGTATGATTGCCACCAATGAAGAACTCGCCCTGCTGGAAAAGTGGAAGCGAAAACTCTGCTTGCAGGAGTGGCGAATAAAGCTGTTGACCCACCTTCACCCCGAAGAAATGATGGTGCGTAATACCACAGGCTGTACCGAGTGGTCAGAAGCAATTAAGACCGCTCGTATTGAGATCATCAACCCTGCCTGCTACGGCGACCGCATTGTGCCGTTCAATTTTGAAAAGACGCTGGTGCATGAGCTGCTACACCTGAAATTCTCCTTCTGGTGTCAGAACGAAGATGATGTTGGCGATAGAGTCATGCACCAGATGATTGACGATCTCGCAAGAGCTTTGACGGAAGGGGACAGCGATGATGAAGCCTGAATATTGCCCCGACTATGTAGGTGTTGCCTGCGTTGATGGCACTTGCCCTGTTGCCAACTGTGAAGAATACACTGAGCGGTGTATGCCTGTCATTTCCTGTTGCCGGGACTGCTTCTATTATAAGGGCTGTGAAGACTGTGCAATCTCTGACGATTGCGACCGAATGGAGGATAAACATGAGTAAAAAGTGTGTATGTGGCAATGAAATGACTCGTGAAGACTGGAAGCACGAGTGGGTTTGTCATCGTTGTGGACGAAAGCGGCCTATTCCACTACCCCCCCCGATGTTCACCGTCTTCATGTGCCGTAAATGTGAACACCTTCTGTATGTCGAGGAAGACGAGGACTTTCCTCAGAAGCTCGGAAAAATCGCCGCAAAATCCTGTCCCTGTTGCGGCGAACAGGAAGAAGGTCTGTGGAGACTTCTCGGCAGAGCGGAAGGGTTCGAGGGAACCGTGTTCACGGAGGAAAGCGATGAAGACTGAGAAAAAGAACCTTCGCCGTATTTCCATCGTAGTCACGGCACAGACCAAAGGCAACCTTGAACGACTGGCGGCGGTCTGTGGTTACTCGGAGATCGGTCGAGTGGTTGACAAGCTCACCCGTGAGAAGATGATCTCCCTCCATGACTTTGAAAGAAAGGAGAAGCACTATGAATGATGTAATGGAGCAAATCAAAACGCTTTCTGCCACCTTGGACGAGGAAACCACCCGCTTTCACCCTACTGGCAGACTGCTGTTGCTGGGTTCCTACGAGAGTGTATTTCTGAAAGCGGTTAAGCGCAAGGCTGACCTGTTAGGTATTGACTGTGACCTCACTCAATACCCCTGCCCTCCGTACAAGGCCGTGGTGGTGGACAGAGAAACCGTCCCGTCTGACATTAAGCTCGCCGCCGAGGTTGACATTGACCACTCCTACTCACAAGGAATGTCATCGGTGTCTCAAGCAACTTTGGCGCTCCTGCTTGCGTTGGACTTGGTTCACGCTAAGGACATTACCATTGTAGGCCGGGGTCATGCCGTTCAGAACTTGGCAAAGTACCTCACCCTCGGTAACGCAACGGTGACGGTGGCGCACTCCAAAACCAAGAGTCTCTTGCAGGCCACGATGAACCGTGATGTGGTGATCTACGCCACGCCGACTATCACGAAGGACATTTCCTACAACACCCGTGATCTGGTCATCGACCTTGGCAACAGCGTTCCCCACCCTGACCGCTTCAACTGCCCCTATATGAACAGGATTGGTCAGCTCACCGTGAGCGTGTTGCTCAACCGCTTTGCGAGAAAGGAGCATAGAGCATGAGTGACATTCTGACAACTATCGCCGCCGTTGAATGGATTGTTGTGGGCTGTCTATTCCTCTGGCGACTGCGCCACTGGAACCGCCGCTTTTCGGAACTCTATGACGAGCTGCGAAAGGAAATCGACCATGAATAAGGAAGACGCTCACATTGTCATAGCGATGGCAAATCACAATATGAATGTCACCGATGTTGCCCGTGCTATTTTCGCACACAGAAATACCGTTCTCTATTACTTGAACAAGGTGAAGCAGCAGAGCGGGTTAGACCCTCGGCGGTTCTATGATTTAGTCGAGCTGGTGAAGATGGCTCAGGAGGTGTTGGAAAATGGGTCTTGATATTACGGTCATGGAACGCAAAGATGTCCGTTGCCCTCATTGTGGTGAGGTCATCAATACGGTAGATGTTGCCAGCACCGACAGCGGCGGTCGTGCGTGGTATGAGTTCTTGGAAAATATCGGGTACTGTGTTCCTTACGGCAAGCGTACCGAAGAAAAAGATTGGAACTGCTTGGACATGGTTCTTGACAACGAGCAGGCAAAGCAGCTTGCAGACTACGCCGTGAAGAAAGAAGTCTACAACTGGGATGGAGTGGAGAGCGTTGTAGCAACGGCACTTATGCACGAGAACAAGGTGGTTATCAACGCCAACTGGTAGTTAGGTGATAAAGGTGAGTGTTTTTGCAAAGACTTTTTTCAAATTGGCGTGTTTTGAAAAATTGTTTTTCGTATTTTAGGTGAGTTAGGTGAGTAATCGGGCATAAATGCCTATAACTCTCTCTTATACGCGCGTATATAGAAATAATTATAGGGAAATGCACCCGATTACTCACCTTTATCACCTTGGCGACTTTGAAAGGAGAAAACGACTATGGCAGATGAAATTGTGAAGAAACGCACTCGGCCTGATCGTAAGGAAGCCATGAGCGTCCATACAGAGCCGGGTGACAATAGAAAATATCTGGAACATTCGATGGTCATGTTGGATTGGCCTGATGTGAATGTGAGAGAACCTGAACAGGTCAAAGAGCGTATGGGAATGTACTTTGCTCTATGCGCTCAGGACGATATGAAGCCCTCTGTTGCTGGTATGGCATTGGCTTTTGGAGTTGATAGAAAGACGATATGGGCATGGGCAAATGGGGTGGATAGTAAGACGCTACCCGCCGAAAGCCGTAACTTAATTAAAAAGGCGTATCAACTTTTGAACGCTCAGATGGAAAGTTATATGCAGAACGGAAAGATCAATCCGGTCGCTGGTATCTTCCTGATGAAGAACAACATGGGCTATGCGGACAAGCAGGAGGTCGTGTTGACTCCCAACCAGCAGCTCGGAGATCAGGTTCCCGCCGAGGACTTGGAAAAGAAGTACCTCGAAGATGTGGTGGGTGCGTCCAGCGACTATGACCCGGAGGACTGAGCGACTTTCACGACTATGGCTTACGACTATGCCGAGCGACTTTGCGACTTTCCTACGACTTTCACGACTTTCGCCCGAACGACTTTACGACTTTCCGGCGAGGGTCTGCGACTTTGACAGAGCTGCCGATCTCCCGCTCCGGGGTCGGCGGCTTTTCTTTTCCCCGGCTGATC